GGGTACACCTGTCGACACGAAAGGGGGCTCATTATGGCACCTGAAAAGTGGGTAATTGAGGTCAGGTTGACCACCAGTGGCAAGAACTCGGAAATGAACGAAGCAACCGCCAGGCGGATGAGAACCAGGATCGAAGAAGTGCTGTTACGAACCGCACCATTCGCAAAGACCGAGCCGTCTATAATCCTGAAAAAAGAACTGGCAATGAACGACCTGAAAGGAGATTGGCAGTAGTGGGAACCAGGCGCCCATTCGGTCGCACTATGTCGCTGATATGCCAGTATACCAAGATCTGGGAAGATCACTGGGTTTGTACGGGTTTGTACAAAACCGACTTCCTCGACCAAAGCTCCGACCTGGCGGAGTGCGGGTGTAAATGCCATGCCAATGATTACAAGCCGAACCAACCGAAGAGGTGAAATATGGCCGAAGTTAACCACATCTACAAGTGCCGGATTATACGGGTTGTCGATGGTGATACCGTCGACGCAGAAATCGACCTGGGGTTTCACATGCGGAATGTGGACCGCGTAAGGCTTATGGGAATCGACACGCCCGAATCAAGAACACGCAATTTGAAGGAAAAGGAACTGGGGATTGCCAGTAAGATATTCCTGCGGGATACGGTGCGTATATTGGACAAGCCACTAATGATACAAACCACGAAGGAAGGCAAGTTCGGCCGGATCCTGGGAACGCTGTATTCCGGCAATACGAATATCAACGAACTACTCATACAGAATAACCACGCCAGGCCGTATTTCGGGGGCTCCAAGGATGAGCTTGGGCCCTGGACATTGCACGAGGGGTGCGATTGCGGCGGCAGGAAACTGAGGCGCGGTAAGGTATGCACCGGCACCTGGTACCGGTGGATGCCAGACGGGTATGTACCGTTCGGGGGTCAAGAATGACGGAATATTTCAACAACGGCATTATCCAGTTATACCTGGCCGATGCGATGAGCCTTCCAATACCTGATAACAGCGTGGACTGCGTTGTAACGAGTCCACCCTATTGGGGGCTTAGAGATTACAGCACAGAAGGTCAGCTAGGACTTGAGGAGACATTTGAGGAATGGGTGGTGAATATGGTGGCGGTGTTTCGTGAGGTCTGGCGTGTCCTGAAGCCTACAGGAACAGTATGGATGAATCTTGGAGATAGCTATGCGGCCAATGGCACAACTGGAGGGGGAGGGGCAGTCGATACTCGGACAGATGGACGAAAGACTACTCCTGGCGACAAAGTGAGAGGTCGCAAGCCAGAGGTACGGAACGCTCGTCGCATTGGACTCAAAGCCAAAGACCTTGTTGGGATACCCTGGAGGGTGGCGTTTGCGTTACAGGCTGACGGGTGGTATCTCAGGTCGGACATAATCTGGAGCAAGCCGAACCCGATGCCAGAGAGCGTAACAGACCGACCGACCAAGGCTCACGAGTATGTTTTCCTGCTGACGAAAAGCCCCCGATACTACTATGACGCCGATGCGATAAGGGAAGCACATACCATGACATCGTGGACTTCAGACAGTGATTCAAAAGGACTCAACAATGCTAACGTGAGGGAACACGCAAGGTTTGAGCAGAAGCTATACAACCCTTCAGGACGCAACAAACGCACCGTCTGGGAGATACCGACGCAACCCTATCCAGAAGCCCACTTCGCTACGTATCCAGAGAAGCTCGTGGAGCCTTGCATACTCGCAGGAACATCAGAGAAGGGCGTTTGCTCGGAGTGCGGCAAGCCGTGGGAACGGATTACTGACACCCCCGACTGGTACAAAGAGTTAGACGGACATACAGCACTTGCTGGGAATAAGAATCTTAATCGAGGTGTTAATGCAGGTTTTGGAGCTAAGAAAGACAGTGTAACGAAACCAGTGACAACTATCGGGTGGGAACCGACCTGCGAATGTAACGCCGATACTGTTCCTGCAACGGTCTTAGATCCGTTTGCAGGATCAGGAACTACAATGGCGGTCGCTCAGAGACTAGGGCGCAAGGGTATCGGCACTGATATCAGCGGGGAATATCTCCAGCTCGCGGAAAAGCGGCTATCCGGTATTCCAATTCCAATGATGCTGTAAAGGGGTGAATAATGGCATCCGAAAAAACAGAGCGCAACCGGCTCCTTATTGAAATGCGTGAATACGACCCAAGCATCACGCAAAAGCAACTGGCGTCGTTTTTTGGAATAAGCATCCCAAGGGTGGCAGCGATTCTAGCCAGGCATCGACTACCCAAATATTATTGCAAACAGTGCGACGCCCCAATCACTTCCCTACGTGAAAACGCCGGAAATATCGTGTACGGTCAAGGGCTGTGTATAGATTGTATTGTTTGGAATAAAAGGAGGTAAAAAATGATTACCAGGAACCCAGAATACACGTTAGCGGAAGATGTCGAGAACCTAATAATAAGTAAGACCTACGTTTCAATGGTCGATATAATGAATCTTGCAGGGGATGAGGGAATGGGTGAGGGTCGAATGACGATTGGCGATGACAATATCGTTGTATGGGCCGATATGTCTGAAGAGCTTGTGAATGTGATTACGAGCTTAAGGGTCAATAAGTCAATTCATATACACAAGGCAGACCCGCTTGTCTATGTTATGGATGGAGGTTGGCCGAACATGCCGATGGTTAATCGTCCTCCAAAGAATGGATACAAACATCCCCACTGGCTGCCCATTGTATTCCAGCCGGGTTTTCGATGTACAACTGATCGTCAATGTCCTAACTTTGGGGTGTCTCATGGGTGATGCTTACCAGCTTCAGTGGTATACATGGCTTCAGGGGGATATGCCAGATAAATGTGCGTTAGGGGTTCATGCTAAACAGTTCATATATCAGTCTAAAAACGCATGGAGCTACCTCTATGATGGACACGGAATACATGTAGAAACGGAATGCATAGGGGGAGATGTTTTTGGTGTTTTTGTACCGTTTAGTAATACGATTGTTTATGGTGACGGTGGAGCGTGCCTCTGCGATGGGGATATCATCACGCACGACGTAGTAGCGTGTGCCAAGGGACTGAAGAGAGGATAGAGAAAGATAATTTCAGACGTAAGGCTTACGCTGAATGGATGTTGCGCGATGTATTGGATGCGATCCCAACTGTAATTGCAGGAGAAAGGAAATAGAAATGGCAATAGTTTTCCACGATACAGAAATCCTCGAAGAGTTTCCGTTAGGGCACCATGATTGCTTCTTTTGTTCGCAACCATTTATAGACCTCAGCCCATCAGACCAGCCGGCGATCATGTGGGATGGAGGGAGCCAGGGTGAACTTTGGCTCCATTCGGATTGTTTTATCAAGATGGCTATGGGAATGTTCCGTGACGTCCACGAGTTGGAACTCGTGCAATCAATAAGCAAATACCACGGGGATACTGCGAGCGATGCCTATATGCAATCTATCCGAAAAAGGATTAGGTAATGCCAGAACTAGGAGAGATCCGTCATCATACCGAGGTCGGGAAGGCTTACGGCTACTGGAGATGGTCGGCATGTGAGAGCTGCGGCAAAGAGAAATGGAAGGCATCTACCAAAAGCGGGGTATCCATCCAGGCGGATACCAGGATATGCAGGGAGTGCAATATCCGAAACCAGAAGCGCCAGTTCGGGTATGGGAAGCAACTCAAAAGGGGGGCACAGGATGTACCACAACAATGATTCCTGAGAATTACCACAACCACAACAACCACAACAACCACCACAGGCGTGGAGCCCGGAAAATCACCACAGGATTCGTGTTGTACCTCAATATTTCTGTAATATTTCGTGCGTGGTAATGCTTGTGGTAATAGGGGGGTTATCTAATAACCCCCCCCTATTACCACAACACAACACAACAACAGAAGGAACCGTTCTATGCCAACAAATAAAGGGGCACGATCCCGAGGCAATAAGGCCGAGGCATTGCTGCAACACCAACTCGCAGATGCAGGGTATGAGGTTCGAAGAACCCACCTGTCAGCCTTCCCAGATATCATCGCCTGGAATGATTCCCAGTTCCTGATGATTGAGGTCAAGGCCCGAGCAATCCGCAAGGATGGCACCGATAAGACAAAAGTGGTCAATGCGGCCCTGTCATTGTTTCGTAATGCCGCTAAACAACTGAAAGTTGTTCACAATGGTGCAACTTTGCTATGCTATGTTCGCATTGATGACGCCTGGATTGCTTACGAATGGACCGAATCAGGCACGAGGGAGACGGTGCCGGTAGTGAAGGGGGAAACATAATGCCAGCGAAAGTCATCGTACCGCAGGGGAAAAAGACCCGCGTCAGTGGTCGGCGCAACGTCAAGGCACGACTCCGAGCCCAGGAAGCGGTGAAGCTCCGCCTGGCGGGCATCAGTCATACCAACATTGCCAAGCAACTGGGGTATGCGAACGCATCCGGATCCTATAAGGCGGTAATGCGTGAGCTGCGGGAGAACGCCCTGGCACTGCGTGAAGGCATGGAAGAACTGCGGGAGCAGGAATTGCAGCGCCTGGAGACGCTGAATCAGGCCGTTTGGCCTGGTGTATTACAGCGACCGGCCGATATGGGCAGCGTTCACGAGGCCTTGCGGATCTCCGAGAGTCGTCGGGATCTGTTAGGGCTCGACGCACCGAAGCAGTTAGAGGCCCGAATCCGCCTGGACGTTGTTCATTGGAATGAAGTGCTGAAGGTATTCCTGGATGCGTACCGAGATGTTCACGGCACCGCGCCGGAGGCGGGCGAACTGATCGCCAGGATCGACCAGGCGGCACAGGAACGTTTCGGTTAGTATTGATATCTGTCAGGGGTTGGAAGTATTATACCGAGCGTCGGAATAACCATTCGCCCTGACAATCTAGGGAGATGAGAATGGAAATACGCAACAGGATCAAGGAACTTCGCCAGGTAAACGCATCCGAATTATTACCGAACCCGAAGAACTGGCGGCGTCACCCTGGAGCCCAGGCCGATGCATTGCGTGGAGCATTGGCAGAAATAGGACATGCCGACGCCATCCACCAGCGCGCCGACGCCGATGCCAACGAACTACACCAAGAACCAAATTGGTTAAGTTTGCCCCGTGTGCAGAATTTTATCAAAATTTCCAAACCGAAAGAGAGGGAACCGTGGAAATCAGAGACCGGATAAAAGAGTTGCGGAAGGTGAAAGCGTCGGAGTTATTGCCCAATCCGAAGAACTGGAGGAAGCATCCTGACGCACAGGCTAATGCGTTGCGGGGTACGTTATCGGAGATAGGTTATGCAGATGCGTTGATAGCGTACGAAACACCCGAGGGGTTGATGTTGATTGACGGGCATTTGAGGGCTGAGACAACGCCAGAGATGGAAGTTCCAGTGCTGATAACAGACCTTGACGAATCAGAGGCGAATAAACTCCTGGCAACGCTAGACCCGTTGTCTGCAATGGCTGAAGCTGATACGGATATGCTACGTATGTTGCGTGAGTCTGTAGATATAGAAAACCAGGCATTGATGGACATGATCCTGGACATTGAATCCACTGGCGGTGTGTCTGAAATACTTGAATCAGTAGTTGAAGAAGTTTACACGAAAACAGTTGTTAGTCCAATTTATACACCTACAGGGGAAAACCCTCGTATTGAAGAGTTGAATGATCGTAGTGTTGCTGATAAATTAATCCAAGAAATAGAACAGGCAGTCATCCCTGAAGAAATTAAGCAGTTCTTATTGGGTTCAGCAGAACGGCACGTCGTATTTAATTATGAACGTATCGCTAATTATTACGCTCATGCTCCACTCAATGTCCAGGAATTGATGGAGCAATCAGCCCTAATAATAATTGATTATGATAAAGCTATTGAGAATGGATTCGTTCGTTTGAGTGACGACATTGATGCAGCCTTCAACGAGGATTACCCCAATGCGTGAAGATTGTTGCGTGTTTATTCTTACACACGGACGCCCTGATAATGTGCAGACATACCGCAACCTACGAAGTCATGGGTATACGGGCAAGATTTTCATTGTAATTGATGATGAGGATGATACCCAAGCCAGATATAAGGAGTTATTCGGGGAAGACGTTTTTGTATTTTCTAAGGATGAAGTGGCAGAATACACAGATCAGTATGATAATTTTGCCGACAGACGTACTGTCCTTTGGGCAAGGAATGTCTGTTGGGACTTAGCAAGGCAGATGGGGTATCGCTATTTTATACAACTTGATGACGATTATCTCTCATGGAACTATCGTAGAACTGGGAAAGGTCATCAGTTTAGCTCCTCAGACGCAGAAGAGTATCATAGCTGGAAGATAGGTCATTTGGATATGGTTTTTGAGGCATTGGTTGAATTTATTGGAGCAACTCCTGTGAAAGCTATTGCATTATCACAGGGGGGCGACCACATAGGTGGAACCATTCGCAGGTTGCGATTCAAAAGGAAAGCAATGAATAGCTTTATATGTGATACAGAAAAGCCGTTTATGTTTAGAGGTAGATTAAACGAAGACGTTAACACATATGTTTCCTTGGGGAGTGTTGGGAATTTATTCTTTACCGATATGGCAATTTACCTGACACAAGTTCATACCCAATTAGACACAGGAGGCATGACCGACGCATATTTAGGGGCGGGGACTTATGTGAAGTCCTTTTATACGGTTATGGTAGCCCCCTCCTGTACTACTATTAGCCTGATGGGAAATACAAATAGGCGTCTTCACCATAGAATTAACTGGAGCAAAGCTGTCCCATTAATTATGTCAGAACAGGTGAAAAGGCGGTGAAGGTGGAATGAGTTCTACGGATCTTGGGTTGATGTCAGCCCGTGATATTTGGGATAACGGAAACAGTAAGTGGGAACCATTGCCGCACCAGGTAGCACCAGAGGGCGAATGGGACGTCTGGTTGCTCCTGGGAGGTCGTGGTAGTGGCAAGACTATGGCAGGCACTCATTACGTGCTGGATCATTTGAGGCTTATGGGCAAACATGCCAGGGTAGGTGTTGGGGCTCCGACGATTGCAGACGCTCGCGACGTATGCGCGGAGGGTGTAACGGGCCTTATCAACATGGCTCCTGGGGAATTTAAGTACAATCGTTCGATAGGCGAAGCCCATCATATCGACGGCGGTTATGTGAAATTCATGGGGTCTGAAGAACCCGCCAGGTGGAATGGCCCCCAGTGGTCATTGTTATGGGCTGACGAATTGGCGTTATGGAACGAAGCGAGCTGGCACCAGGCGCAGTTCGGCCTTCGCCTGGGGGAACATCCGAAGGCTATTGTTACGACGACCCCGAAGAACAGGGAGTTCGTTCGGGATCTGTCGGAACTGAAATCGACCGCAACGGTAAGGGCTACCACGTTCGACAATCCGACGCTATCTGCGTCGGTTCAGGAACGTTTGCAGCAACAGTACGGGGGCACGAGGATCGGCCGCCAGGAGATACTCGCGGAGTGGCTCGACGATGTACCTGGGGCGTTGTGGCAATGGGCGATGATACATTCGGTACAGGTTCCGGATATACCGGACCTGGAGCGGGTAGTGGTAGCGATAGACCCTGCGGTTACAGCTAACAAGAACTCCGACGAGACGGGTATTCTGGTGGTTGGCAGGGCGTCCTGGGATTTGTTTTACGTCCTGGCGGATTATAGCGGGAAATACTCGCCTGACCAGTGGGCGGCAAAGGCGATTGATGCGTTCGATATTCACAACGCCGACCGGATAATCGGGGAAGTTAACAACGGTGGAGACATGGTGGAGCATACCTTGCGAACGGTCAAGTCGACGGTGCCGTATACAGCGGTACACGCTAGCAGGGGCAAGCGTATGCGGGCCGAACCTATTGCGGCGCTGTATGAGCAGGGCAAGGTATTCCATGCTCCGAATCTGCAATTATTAGAAGAGCAGATGGTTTCCTGGACGCCGGAAACACCGTCAAGTCCGGACCGGCTCGACGCCCTGGTCTGGGGTATGACGGATCTGAGTCAAAAGGGCAGACCGAATATAAGGTGGTTGACGGAATGAAGTTATCGCGAAGGATAGGCCAGGGAATTGGCAGGCTCAGGGCTCAGGTAATGCCACATTTGATGGAAATTACGGGCATCACTATGATAGTTTCGGGATTGTGGGTTCTGTCTCCGGTGGCATCGGTAATAGTATTGGGAATTGTTTTGGTGGTGATCGCCCAGGGGCTTACCACGGGAAGGAATAGCACATGACATTACTTGGTAGAGGTATCCAGGGGTTCTATAAGGCCAACACCGAACGCCCGCCGCAGTCAATTGCGACCGGTGTAAACATCAACGGCATCGGGGGCGGCCTGGCATCGCCGAATCAGCTATCACAGTTGCAGTCGCTATCGTCGACGTCCTGGCTATTCGCGGTTGTGGATAGGGTGGCAGCATCAGCCGCATCTGTTGATTGGAATTTGAAGCGGGCTATGCCCAACGGTGAGCATCGCGATGTACCAAAGCACCCGCTTATCGATCTATGGAGGTCGGTGAACCCGTTTACGACCAGGCACGAATTTATCGAAACTTCGATACAGCATTTCGAATTGACCGGTGAAATCTGGTGGTTGATTGTACGAAACAGGGGTGGAAGGCCGGTGGAGCTATGGAACATCAGGCCCGACCGTATAAGGCCGGTTCCGCACCCTACGGAGTTCGTGGCGGGGTACGTGTACACGATCGGCCAGACTCAAATCCCATTGGAACGCAAGGATGTGATATTTATCCGGAGGCCGAGCCCCGTGGATCCTTACAGGGGGATCGGTACAGTCCAGGCGATGGCGATGGACCTGGGGGCCGAACAGATGGCGTCGCAATGGACGCGGAATTTCTTTTCGAATGGAGCGATGCCTGGGGGCATACTCCAGTTCGATGAAGGAATGAGCGACCAGGACTTCGAACGCCTGGTAACCAGGTGGGGGCAACAGCACCAGGGCGTAGCGAACGCTCACAGGGTTGCGATCCTGGAGCGGGGCAAGTGGGTCGACCGCAAGTTCTCACAACGCGATATGCAGATGAACGATCTCAGGCGGGTAAACCGTGACATTATCCTGGGGGCTTACGGGATCCCGCTGTCGGTTATGGGTATCACTGAATCGGTGAACAGGGCCAATGCCGAAGCGGGCGACGAGTTCTTCGGGCGGCATATTCTCACTCCGAGGTTGGAACGAATAAAACAGGCGATCAACGAACGCCTTATTCACATGGTGGATAAGACGTTATCCCTGGATTACGTCGACCCGACTCCGGAGAATCGCGAATTGAACCTGAACATTGCCGAGCGGGGATACCAGGGCGGATTCCTGACACGTAATGAATCCAGGTCGCTTTTGGGATATGGGGAAACCGACGGGGGTGACGAATACCTGGAGCAGTCCGGCGGCGGCGGATTGATAGGCCTGGAGGCCTCTGGTGGCGTAGTCAAGGCCGCTAGCAATATCAGGGATGATGAAATAAATGACGAAGAAGATGAGATGGATACAAGTTGGGCCAGGCGGTTGCGGAACGAACGCGCCGGTTTGATTGAGTACATGCGGAGGATTGGCTGATGGTAATTACCAAATTGGAAATCGCAGACATCGACGGGTACGATTGGAACTGGGTCGCAAAGTATGAAGATGAGATTGTCGAGGAATTGATATCGGCTTATTCTACGGCGTACGTTGCGGAGTTCCCTGGGGTTCCTGGGGTGACGGTACAGCGCATTGCGGGGGAGTGGGCCAGGGAGAAGGCCGCCACAATGATACAGGGGGTCGCAGATACTACCAGGGAACGGGTACGTAGTATTGTGGCCGGAAGCATCCTGGAGGGCGCATCCATCGAAACAACGACCGACCTAATTAGTATGGACCATGCGTTCAGTCCTGAGAAAGCCCGAACGATTGCCAGGACGGAAACGGCCATCGCCCTGGGTGAAGGGCAAAAGGGTGCCGCCATATCTCAGGGTAGGGATGAAAAGCATTGGATGACTTCCGGAGCTGCTGACGATATATGCCTGGAGAATGAAGCCCAGGGGTGGATCCCGATTGACAATGTATTCGCGGGGAATGTCGACACGGTTCCGCAACATCCGAATTGCCGGTGCGTCGTGAGGTACCGGACGAAGGAATTAAGCGAAGATGAAGTGACGACGGTCAGCCCGATATCCTCGGAGCTTGTCGAAACGGGGTTGTCCAGGGTTCCTGAGTTTCGGTGCGTTGGATGCAACCGGTTACTCGGGAAGGACGTTGCTGACGGTACCAGGATAAAGTGCCGCCAGTGCAAGGCGGAACGCATCGCGTAGACAAATCAGGGTCCAGGAATAAAGCCCACGAATTAAGTTTCGTGGGCTTTATTTTGTTCGAAACTGGCAAATTGGCGTCCGATTTTAGAAATTGCTCAGATCTAGGCACGAAAGACACTTGACCACCTGTTGACAACACCTACGCCAAGCCTCATACTGGTAAGTGTAAGGCAGATTATACAAGACACGAAGGGGGAGACGAGAATGAACACAGTACACCAAGCAAAACAGGGGTGCATCTTCAGCAAAAGACAATACGCATTTACCAACGAAACGACAGGAAAAGTCACATGCAAGAAGTGCCTATCACTAAACGAAAGCAAGTAAGCTAAGGGGCGGTATTTCTACCGCCCCAATACAAGACACGAAGGGGGAGACGAAAATGGAAAGCATAACAATAACACTAGAGTGTGAGAACGGCCACCAGGTAGAGGCAATCGCGATTGATCCGGAGATCACAGCACCCGATGCAATCTCAGGTTCGATACTACAATTCAGCACAACGTCCAACTGGCACTTCTGCGATGACTGCACCGGTTCAACGCTACGGTCGAAGGAATCCCAACAAGCAGGACATGCCGAACTAATCCGAATCCTAACGACCGAATAAACCAAACGCAACGGTCGCCGAGATAACCGACTCGGCTACGCCCCTCGCGAAGATCGCGGGGGGCTTTTTTATTGTGTTGACAGTGTAAAGGGTGTCATGGTATCGTCTTGAGCAATTGAATAGCCCCGAGGTCTTTAAGGCCCATTTGAGCGGTAATACTGCCATCAGTATGTCGACTTGAATGGGCTTTATTTATTGGAGTTTGAACATGCCATACGCGGGGGAACATAGTTGCAGGATTGCACCACCTTCGCAGTTCGAAGAATTTCGAAGGCAGAATAATTGGAAAACAATAGATGGCAAGCGGGTGGATGCCATATGGGGAACCAACGGCGAAGGCACTAATCTTCAGGCCCTGCGATACCCGAAGGGCGATTGGTCTATTGCTGATGCCAGGTCGCATTGCTCGACACAGGAAGGCATCCTATTTGAGCCCGCAAGTTCACCGCAGATAAGGGAGGGCGGAATGACGCACCGAACGAAGTTTGTACGACCTACAGAAATCAAGATCCTGGACAAAGCCGCCGGTAGGATCTCCGCCGTGGTTTCGACCGAGAATGTCGACCGTGACGGGGATATCATCCGCCAGGCTAATTGGGATCTCAATAATTTCAAGGCGCATCCAATATTACTCTCATCTCATAACTATCGGGGTCTGAGTAATCAGATCGGCGAATGGACTGACATAAGGGTCGAAGGTAAGGAACTTATCGGCGACGCGCAGTATTACCTGAAGCAAGGGAACGCCGAAGCCGATTGGGGGTTCGTCCTGGCAAGCAAGGGTCGGGCGGCCTTTAGCGTTGGTTTCGTTCCGGACATGTCGAAGGCCAAGACAATCGAAACAGCCGGAAATATGGCCTACGAGTTTCAGGGCCAGGAGCTGTTGGAAGTATCCCAGGTAACGGTTCCTAGTAACGCTCAGGCACTACAAAGTCTGAAGGGAATCGAACTCCATCCAGAGATCGACACCCTGGTGAATGAGATGCTGAGTGACTTCGGGGATGAGATCAAAGAAGTGACCGATGAGGTGGTTGAAGAAACCGAGGAAGTCACCGGACGGATCTGGATCAGTGACGAAGATAGGAAGGCATTTGCCAGGGAAATCGCCGAGATCGTCAGGGATGACGTTCGGGCGATGATGCATGCATTTATGCATACGCATCCGAAGGAATCACCCAGGCCCGTAGACACCATTGTCAGGGAAGCAATTCAATCAAGATTCGGAGGTAAGTAATGACTACAGAGAACGTCAAGACCCAGGCAGAACTGGAAGATATGTTGAACGCGGGAACGCTCAACGAGTATATCGAGCATAAGGTTGCCGAGCAAGTCGGCACAACGGTGAAGGACCAAATGGATGAGGCCTTCAATTCCGGTGCCATATCTCGACCACCAATGGCCGATGAAGTAGCGATGCAGTCGAAGGCATTTAGGTCTGGGGAAGCGCCGGATCCCGAAACATCACTCAAGCGGGAAGCCCTTGCAATGGATGGGCAATTCGCAACTTTCGGAGAGTTCCTAACAGCTATAGCCCCTAGCACGATACAATCCCGCGGGGTAGATCCAAAAATAAAGGTTCTTGGGGAAGGCCAAGGCGATCAGGGTGGTTTCTTAGTTCCTGATGCCTTCACAACCCAACTCCTGGCATTAGCCCTGGAGGATGCGGTTGTAAGGCCACGGGCGTTCAGGATGCCGATGAGTTCATTGAACCTGAGTCTCCCGACCATAGTCGACACGACCCACGCAACCAATGTGTTCGGCGGGGTTCGTGGATACTGGACTCCAGAGTCCGGATCCTACACAAGTAGCGAACCGAGCTTCGGGCGTGTCACCTTGACCGCCAAGAAGTTGACCGCATATACCAGTGCAGCAAATGAACTTCTTGCAGACTCGGCGATATCCCTGGAAGCATTGCTCATGCGTCTTTTCCCGCAGGCACTTCAATTTTTCGAGGATGATGCTTTTTTGAACGGAATTGGTTCTGGCCAACCGGTCGGGATATTAAATGCGGATGCTCTGGTCACAGTTTCCAAGGAAACAGGTCAGGCAGCCACTACAATCGTTGCGGAGAACATCGACAAGATGTACTCCAGGATGCTCCCAAGCTCCCGCAGTCGTGCGGTCTGGGTAGCCCATCCTGACACTCTTCCACAGATCGTCAGCATGAGCCGTTCAGTCGGTACGGGTGGATCTGCGGTTATGATGAACAATATGGCAGGAGCGGCTCCTGCATCACTGTACGGTCGACCGCTTATCATTTCCGAGAAATGCCAGACACTCGGAACAGCCGGTGACATTTTCTTCGTTGATTTCGGGTACTACGTGGTCGCAGATCGCCAGAGCTTGAGCATGGCATCTTCGCCCCACGTACGATTCCAGAACGACGAAACCGTATGGAGATTCACAAGCCGACTCGATGGACGACCCTGGTTAGAGAGCGCACTTACACCACGAAACGGATCCAACACCTTGAGCCCGTTCGTGAACCTGGCGACCCGATCATAATCTATTACTGAAGGAGACTAGGGATGGCACTACAAACAACCGAAGCACCAGGTGGCGCAGGACTGCAAGTACTATGTCCGACCTGTAGCCGGATGCACGATGCCGAGGAATACGCCCCGACATGCAAACGGTGCGGTGCGGAAATGACGGCCGAACAAAAGACCGAAGAAAAGCCCGACAAGTACGACCCAGGTCAGGTGCCCCAGTAACCTAGTGGCGCGGGGGCAAAACTTAGCCCCCGACGCGAGCAATAGGAGGAAATTATGTCAATGAGACTTTCGGAACACGCATCATTTGATCTGTTGGAAACAACGGACATCGGTGGAACCAACGCACAGAACGCGGGCGGCTACTTGAGCATGAAGAATTATAGCCGAGTGATGGCACTGGTAGTTCTTGCAAGTTGGGATAGTTCAGATGATTTAGATGAATGCCGGTTGCAGCAGGCAACAGATTCTTCTGGAACATCCGTCAAGG